AATCTATTTAGTCTATTTTGTGCTTGGTTTAAATCTTTAACACCTTTTTTGTATTGAGCTATTTCCTTTTTTATTTGATTGATTTCATTCTGAATAATCCTGTTAGCTCTTGTCCCTATACTCTTATCTAAACCTATTTGTAATTGTTGTTGGTCAATTTCTGATAAGGCTTGAAATGTAGTATTACCTTTTAAAAGCTCTAAAGCTTTTTCTCTTATTTGAGCTTGAGTTCTATCCGCCTCTTTAACAAAAGCATCTAAATCATTTTGGACAGCATCGAATATAGGTTGCCCTACATTAATCCCACCTTCTATGTTTCTAAATGCAGCGGGTGTATCAATCTTAGATTCTAAAGCCGGCTTTATATCTCGTACTCTAAAACCTCTACCTTGTAATACTTTTTGTATTTCTATATCTGAAAACCCTTTGTCTCTTCCTATTGTAATAGTTTCTTGTATGCCTGCCGCAGGGTCATTAATAGTTTCGATAAGGTCTTGTACTTGTTCGGGTGAAGCTTCAGCGGTTTCTTCAACAATAGTTTCAGTTGGTGTTTCCCCTAATCTGTCTAGCGCTTGCTCGACCTTCTGATAAATGCCTGTCCCTTCAAGCTGTTGTTGAATGGAACTTTCTCGAAGAGATTGTAAAACGTTGAGCCTGGTTTGTTCACCGATGTACCTGGAGTTAACTGCTCGTTTTTCTTTGGCTTCATATTTAATTTGTTTTTCATTTAGTAGTTTTATTAGTGCGTCAAGTTTATTACCAAACTCAGCATTAGTTCCTGAGTCTAAGTCTAACAAAGATAAGGAATTATTCGCTTGATTCAAAGTAAAGTCTGTAATCCCAGCAGCCTTAAGGGCTTCCAAGGTTTGAGGTATGTCATTTACTGTCAATAAATATTCTTCAGCATTACGAGTAGCATCCGCTTCTTCTACATAATCTGCAGCTATGGTAGACTCTTGTGTTTCTGGAGCAAGAGCACCTAATATGCTCGCTATTTGGTCTGCCTGGTCTCTAGTAACATCGCTTCCTAAGTTTACTACATTAGATATCTCTACTATCTCCACACCATCGTCGTTTTTATAGCCGCCAATTGCTTCGTCAATAACACCTTGAGTTTCATAAACATTTAATACATCATTAATAGTTTCTATTTGTTGTTTGTATTCGGGTTGTTGCCTTAAATTTACAGCGTCTTCCACTGTTTCAATTGTTGTAGCAAAGAGAGGAGCTACGTTTATTCTTGGAGTGTCGAGCGCGACACTCTCATCCTTAACAGCAACTTCTTCAGCAGCTTGTTCTGTTGTTGTTATTGGTTCAGCTTGCAGCCCTATGTCTTGAAGCTCTTGCTTAATAACATTTATTCTTTCAATATCTTTAGCTACTAAATTAACATCCTTCCCGGCTACATAATTTTCAAGTTCTAATTTTTCTAACAACAAACTTGCTGCTTGTTGTTGCTGCTCTGAATTTAAATTTTCAGTAGGTATTTGATTAAATATGCCTTGAGCTACATCAAAGTTTTCTTTTATTTGCTCGGCCTCTCTTTTTGATATTTCATTTCTTTTAAGCTGTCCATCTATTGTTGCTTCTAAAAATTGTTTTGAGTAATTAGAGTTTACTATAGGTAATTGGTCAATTTCTATTGTCATGTTGCCTTTTTCTTTATTAAAAGGTTCTATGATGTCTTCATATTTACTTTCTGCTACGGTGTTATTTAACTGATTTTTAGCTCTTGATTGAGCTATTTTTGCTAAGCCTGGCCCAACCGAAGATAAAGGACCACCAACAAAACCACCTATGGCAAAAGCATCTAGGTATCTCATAAAAGCGTTTTCAAAAGAGTCAGCCTCTCCTAGTATTATAGAATCCAAAACATCTTCATTTAGTTCTGCAGCTATTTCTGATGCACCCTCAAATCCAAACCCTCTTGCAAATTCTTTACCAACATCTGTTAATTTTAAAAGCACCGCCTCTTTACCGCCTGATTTATATAAATCTTGAAATACTTTAAATCCTCTATTCGCTAATCCTTTTGTAACAAGCTCTAATATTCCCTCTCCTATACCTGTTCCTGTGGCATTTAAAACTGTTTTTAAATTTAAATCATATCCTTCATCTTGAGACCTTTTAAGTTTTCCTGATGCAGCAGCACCCCCTAATGCTGCAAAACCACCTGGTGTTACAGCTAATGCTACCTGTGGTATTGAACCAATTACCTCATTAATAAGCCTTGTTGTCCCTTGAATAATGCGGGGAGAAAAAATATCTTCAACTATTCCTGTATCATATTCTGTTACTGCTGCTCTTAAGTCATCTGCTCTTTCCATTAACCTTCCTGTTGTTTCTGGAGAAATGGCTGCACTCGAAACACTTAAAGGTCTGCCTGGCAAAGAACTTATAACTTTAGGAGACATTAATGAAGAAGTAAATTTTCTTCTGTCATCTGGACTCATTTTATTTACCTCGTCAGCCAAATCTGGATTTAGAAGGGGAGCAAATGTTCCAAATATACTCTGACCTAAATAAGTTCCTATGTCACCTATTCCTCCAACCGTTCTTAAAAAATTAGATTTAAAAATTTTTGCTAAATCTCCTTTGGGCTTTTCGGTTTGTTTTGTTTCAGTCTCCGTAGTTGTTTGACCGAATCTGTCTTCACTTAATTTTTTACCTCTAGTTAATATGTCTTGACGAAGTGAATCATTTTTAATTATTAAGTTTTGTAAATCTGTTTCGTCTTGTACAGTTCTATCTTCTTTTTTATCAAGCTCTTGTATTTCTAATTGTGTGTTTTTGTATATATCAAATGTAGCATCTATGCTGTCGCTTTCTTTTCTAAATACTTCATCGTTGGAGTCAATGCCCGTAGAAGAAACCGGTAAACCATCTTCCAATTCGGATACCATACCTGCCTCTTGAATTTTTTTTTTTGAAGAATACTTTTCTGTAAAAGATTCTTTATCAAAAGAGTATAAATCTTTTTCTTTTACAGCGTTAAACACCCTATCAACATATTCTGAGTTGGCAAAATCCACTTCAAAATCCTCAAAAGATTTTGAAATTAAATCTTCTTGAACTAAAGCGTTATATAGTTTTTGTAGTTCTTCCATATTAATCTAAAAGTTTTGAGCCTTGTGGCTGAGATGCTCTTAATGTTATATCAGTAACTAAAGTTTTTAAAGGTTTGAATTGATACATTTTAAGAACTACATCATTAAGTAACTCCTGGTCTGACTTGAGCGTACCGTCTGATTTTCTCAGGCTTACTTTTTGAGTATCATCTCCAAATTGTATACTGATAGCCCCTCTTCCTGTTAAATTATTTCCTACATTACCTTGCGTATTAAATGTAAAACCAAATGTTTCACCTACATTATTTAAAAAATTAATTGCACGCTTTTTATAATTACCTGTTTCTCCTTCTTTTAAGTTTGTAAAATCTACAAAAGTTGTAACCTGCTCTAACACATTACCTAAAGTATTTTCATCAACACCTGAATCTTCGATATACTTAGTAAATTGAACTTGCTCTTCGGGTGTAAGAACTTGATTGATATACTCCGGAGGTATTTTATCTTTGTTTCTTGCAACAAAATCAAACTTTCTAATTAGATTAGTCTGTATTTCTTGTGGTGTCGGCTCATCTTCTGCCTTTGGTTCTCTCCTATCAATGTTAAGAGCGTTCATTAGCTTTTGCTTTACATGGTCAAACGCTGCTTTTTTTTGTGTTTCTGAAATTTCAAATTGGTTTGTGTCTTGATTAAAAAACAATTTAGTTTCATCATCTGTTTTATCTGTAACAATACTATAGTTTAAGCTGTCGGCTAACACGCTTTCAAGTTCAAACCCCTCATCTATTAAGGCAGATATCTCTGTATCCAGCCCTTTCATTAACTCATCATTGTTTACAATCTCTTCATATAACATTCCTTGATACTTAAGGCTGTTACCTTCACTGTCTTGTAAAAATTTAGTTCCTAAACCTTTAGCTATATTGCCTACTTCTGTGTCAATGTTATATTTATCTCTGGTAAATTTAGAAAAGTATCCAAGTTGAGATACATCTAAAGTTTTTCCAGTAGGATTACCATCTTCTCCAAGCTCTGATATAATTACCTCTCCAGTCTTTGGGTCTACATCTAAAGAGACAGAACCAAAGTCTGTGTAATCTTGTGTAAGCTCGTGCATAAATACCTCAATCTGAGATGCTGTTCCGTCTTGAGCACGCTTTGCATAGTTATCAAAATTTGTATTGAATGATTCTACTGCTTCAAATAATAATTCTGTACCAGACTTAGCATTGTTTTCCCACGCATTATAAGCCTTGAGGTCTTTATTTTTTGCTTTAAAGTCATCTAAATTAGTTAGAGAATATTCACGGAGTTGGTCAGCAAACCCTGACATAATTCTATTAAGAGCTGTGTTTTGACCCACAGGTTTATTAAGAAGGGTTTTTGTAAACTCTGTTCTTTTGTCGAGTATATCTTTTTTTGTAGCTAGTCTTTGTTCTTCCTGCGTTTTTAATTGGTCCGTAAATTTTTTACTTACCGCTGACCAATCTACTGCTAAAGGTTCACTATCTCTTACGTATCCGTATCCTGTTGGCATAATTTATATTTTAAAAAATTCCTGCTCCACCACTACCACCAGTATTTGTGTTAGTAGGTATTTCAGCTACATCAAGCTCTTCTTCTTCATCATCAAATATATCTTTCTTTCCAAGCCCTGCAGCTAATTGACTTAATAAATCAATACCTCCCGAACGTGAAGCTGCCTCTTGCCTACGCTGGTCTGCTAACATACCTTGAAGTCCGGCTATTTGTCCTAGTTCTAACTCAGCTGCCGCTGCATCTGATTGCTGTCCACCTATAGCTTGTCTCAATCGTAAGTTAGCTAACTGCTCGTCATACGTAGCTCCAGCTTTTTGTTGTGCCTCTTGTAATGCCATAAGTGCTCTACCTCCAGAAGCTAATCCACGTTGGTCTCCCTCAGAGACTCTCTGTAAATAATCTCCGGCTGTCTGTCTAGTTGTATCAAGAGCCATTTCTAAACCTGTTGTTGGTAAAGATAAACCTGCAAATCTATCGGTGTCTAATCTACCTTTTGCGCTTGCAAACAAATCATCTATTTGCCCTTGAAACTCACTTTGTAACCCTTGTGCTTTTCTTGCCTGTCCAAAACTAAATGCTGCTGGCGCACCTTTACTTAATAATTGACCTCCAATTTTAGATACTGCAGCTTTTCCTAAAGCTGGCAATGCTTCTTTTGCTACAAATTTACCTACCGCTGGCAATGCTTTTTTAGCTAAAAATTTTCCTGCTGCTGGCAATGCTGTTTTAGCTAAGAATGTTCCCGCTGCTGCGAGTGCTGACCCTATTGGCATATTATAATTTTTTTATCATTTCATTACAGTTTACATCTCCTTGAACATAACCCCAGTCTTCATAGGTTTTTATAAGGTTCTCATTCTTAAGGATGGCGTAAACAAATTTACTTCCTTGTTCTTGACAGATACTTGTTAAAACGCCTATCAAGTATTCTACTGATTCGTGTCTTAACTTTTTATCTACATTTTTATCCGAGACAATCCATTCGACCCACGATACTTTAGAGTTGGTAAAATACACAAAGCCAGCGCAAATAGGCTGTTCATTATGCAAAACCATTACTCCACCTTCTCCATCTTCTGGTAAAAATTCTTTTGGTGGTGGAATCCAACCCCAATCTTTCCACCAATTTACCAAAACTTCCTCATAATCTGAAGGATTTAATTTAATTATATTAAAGTCCATGCTAGACAAAGATACTAATTTTTAAGGATAACTTTTCATTGCTTCTGCCTCAACAGCAAAGAGCTCAGTAGATGTGGTGTTTTCATTTGTTAATGTAAATGTTAGTTGATGGCCTAACATACCATGTGTTTCAGCTTCCATGTTTTTAATATACAGAATGTAAGGTTGTGCTTCACTTATAATTGTGCTTCCTGTAACAGAAGTGTTTACGAATATTCTATTAATACCACTTCTTAAGTTAACCTCTATGTTTGTAATCGTACCACTTAAACTAACTGTAGTATACGCACCTTCCGAAAAATAAATATAATCTCCAATACTTACTATACTACCTACAGAGACTAAAGGAGAAACTGAAAAATTAATTGTTAATACATTATTACTCTGTGACCAATTCAAAGCTTTACCTATACCATTAGCAGACCTTAAAGCATATTCATCTGCAGCCGCAGGAACTGTTCCTGTCTTTCTTAAATATGCAAAGTAAGCTCCTTCTTTTTTCTCAAACCAGGTAGAGTCTATAAATCCATCATTTTGTATATCAGTTTGGAGAGTAGCTGACCAGGGAGAATCAGACTCTAGGTTTAATGTTTTAAACACTTTGTTCTCAAGAGGGTTTTGATTAAACACACTTGTTATTTGTGAATTATATTGCTGTCCATAATAGTTGTTTCTTTCTTCATTTGTGTTATGTTTATATAAATTTCCGCCATTAAAACTATATAAATAGTTATTCATACCTACCATCATATCAGGTACATAAGAATAAAAAGATGGCCATCCTTGAACTCCTTCACTATAAGTTAAAGTATATTGTGTAAGCACTGGCGATGGTACAGGCGGTACAACACTTGGAATTGGTGATGGTACAGGAGTTGGAGTTGGTGGTGTAGGAGAAGGACCAGTACAAGTAGTAGAGTTAAAAATTAAATTGTTTTCACCACCCATATATCCGTGATAATAACACTCATAACTCATAATAAATGGACCACCAATAACAGTCAATGTTACATCTCCCCAGTAATAAGTATAAGGGTTTCCATCTAATCCATTTTTTACACCCACAGATGTGGTACCGGTATAAGTAAAAACATTAGTAAGATTAAAATTTTGAAATGCAATTGGATGTGCAACAGGTACATTTTTTAAAATATAAGTGCCTACTGTAACACCATACGTACCATAATTACTTCCAAAAACATATTTATTACCACCGCTAATATTTTGCATTGTAACTTCTTGCGAAGCAGTTAAACAATATTCAGGTATAGGTTGAGTAGAAGGAGTTGGTGGGGTGGGTGGTGTTGGCGTAACAGGAGTAGGTGTTGGTGCAGGAGATGGTGCAGGATTTACCGTACCACAAGCAGTATTACAAGATACAGTAGTATTTACTGTTTCTCCTGAAGGAGAGTTTCTTCTTATACCCCCACTTGCTGCTGTTATATCAATACAAGGCGCTGATATTTCCCCTTCAAGTAAAACAATTGTTTGCTTTGTTCCATCCAAACAAGTTATAGTCCAAAAACATTCTCCACCAATTGCTCCTATAGGACACGACAAGCTGTAAATTACACCCGACATATATTTATTTTAATATACAAATTTACAAATTTAAAAGTTATGTTTAATTTTTAATCCATTCTCGTACAAGATTATAAAATGGTGTATGAGGATATGATGTAACATCGTGATTTGGAAAGGTAGCTTTGTTAAATACTTTATCTACACTATAATGAACAAAGTAATGATTGGAAGGGTTATACTCATTATAAGACGGGATATAAGTATTGTCTTGACTAATCATTTTGATTTTATGATTGTGACAAACTATAGAAAATGCAGTCATACACGACCACCATTTCCACATAGGGTCACAGTCAGACTCTATAATTTTTTCCGATATATCAATTACATCATCTATAATCAACTTTAAGGTTTTGTTTTTTATAAAGATAGGAATGAAACCACCATTCATATATCCTTCTTCATTGTGGTGTAAGTATGGCTGAATCTTGTAATAATTTTTTTTTGATGGATTCGCAATAAACATGTGCCAGTCTTCGTAGCCATCATAACAAATAACATTGTCATCTCCAGGCATTACATTATCATATTTTTTAAGAGACACTACATCCATATCAGATAAGACAATGGTGTCGTCATCATTAAAATTTTTTAACAAAGGTTTTACTGCAGCAAATACATTTATTACTACACAATTATCATTTTTACTTTTAACATAATTCCATATAGAAGGAACCATATAATAAGGAAGACCATGTAGATTCCAATCTACATCATTAAAACTTTTATCTTTTAACCTATTGTGTTTTACAATAGTTAGCATACTGTTTTGATAAGCTTGGTCACCGTATACAGTTTTTTGGCCAAACGCCCACAGATTAGCCATCCACTTATATCTGTCTTCTACAATTGCCGTTGGTATAAATCGTAACATAATTAAAAATTTAATCCAGCTTGAGCTGGTTCTGGGTATTCATGCCTGAGACCCAAAGTGTTATGTATTAAAGTTTTTGAAATATCTTTAATTGAAATAGGAAAAGATATTTGACATTGTAAATGATTATCATCCAACAAGCTATCATTAAAGCTTTTTAAAATTAAATCAAAATCTTTGTGTTGTGTATCATACAACATTAACCCAGTCAAAAACATATCTACATTGTGGCCTTCGTATTTTTTCACACTGGTAAGTATTCTGCTCATATCTACTGAATATCTTTTAAAACACATAGAGTTAAAAAATTCTTTATATACATCTGCATTGTTTTTAAAAGCTAAAAGAGGATACCCTTCAATTAAAGATATTAATTTATCTACATGCTCTTGCATAATCATCCACTTGTGGTCTATGTATAAAATATATTCTGCTTCAGGTTTTAAAAATTTTAGAGTTTTTACTAGCTTAGATTGCCTGCTAGCTTCAACTAAATTATTAGTGTGCTCTTCTTGAACAAAATAAACATTCCATCCTTGTTTAACAATTTGATTGGTTTGTTCTTTGTTTTTACTTGTAGTTACAACGTAAGAGTTTTCGCAATCAGTGTAATGAACTTTTTCAAAATTTCCAAACAGTCCTGTAACAACAGCTACCTTCTTCATTAATAACCTTCTAATTGATAATGAACATAAAAGTTTCTAAAAAACTCACCACCAAAAGGTTCCTTTCTTCCATGCTCACATATTGCAGATTCGTATAATATCATATCCCCTGGCTTAGCATATACTTTATACCACTCTTTGTCGTGACCTTGTATATCTAATGGCCAGTCATCTGCATATTTTTTATTCTGACATCCACACGTTAAATCTTTATCAACTATTATGATAGAAGAAATATGATGAGTGTCTACTCTATCTGTGTGTTCTTTAAGTGTAGCTCCTTTTTTGTAGGACCTTATCCCGTATATGTAATTGGGTATTAATTTATGATTACAAAACTCTTCATGTATAGGCTTAAGCTCTTGATGAATAATACTTTTTATTGTAGGTAGCCATCCAAAATCCATAATAGTGCTTTCTCCCGGAATCCAATTCTCTTTATCTTCAAAATTCTCTTCTATTTCTTTTTGTTTTAAAAGCTCATAGCTTTCCCTTATTAAAGACCAGGCTCTGTCTGGACATTTTGTTAATTTAAAACCATTAGACGTAAGGATTGGTATCTTAGATGATTGTTCAAGAGGAATGGTTTCGTTTACTTTTACTATTTTACTTTCATTAGTGGGTTGTTCTACTATTACTTCTTTAGAATCTTCATACTGTTGTGCATCTCCGGCTCCGTCCCATTTGTTTTCTCTCCACCAAGATGTAACAATATATTTTTTACCAGACGTGACCGGGACTCCTTCGTGTAAGGTCTCTGGCAATACTTTATTATCTTTCATGTTTTCCCACCACAAAGCTTTTCCTACTTCAGCTGTAATTTTTTTATTTAAACTAGGAAAATTTGTTTCACCTCCATCAAAATCAGCATTTAAATATATCATCAATGTATGTGTTCTGTTACCAGAAGATTTACAGTGCATATCGTAAGCCTTTCCAGTAAAAAAATCATTATGTGGTTTAAAGTATTGACCAGGCTCATAGAGTTGTCCTTGAAGTGCCTCACCTTTTTCTAAAGATAAATTAAGGTGTTGACTAATTCTTTTATGAATACTATTAACAATAACATTGTTAGTGTCTAAATTACTAGTGCTGGAAGTTCTGTGGTCTGTTATGTCTGAGCGGTCAGTTCCCGCAACGACTACCGAAGAGCGACTATGATTTGCGTCTATCAGTTTTATTATCTCCTTACACTCATCAGGTGTAATGAAGTTTTGTATTTCTTGCATTTGATTTGATTAAATTTATATAAAGGTATTAAAATTATTGTTGCTGACAAATTTCACATGCACTGAATGATGAGCCACTCCAGTACCTAGAATAAGAACCGTCAGCTACATATAATGGAGCACCATAAGCAGGACTACAACTTGAGTTAGTTCCGTAATAAACTGTAGCTTGACATAAAGAGCTGTTGTTAAAATAATGTGTTTCTCTTCTAGGTGAATTACAAGCATTTTGTGCGCTGCTTATATTAACCCCTATGTTATTTATTGCAAAACAAGTTGGTGATGGTGGAGGTGTAGGAGAAGGCGTTGGGGTACTTCCTTCACATAAAGAACATGAATTAAAATCATCATAATTTGTATAGTCAGGACCACTACTTCCTCCAAGAGTTGAATATTCATAACAAATACCAGATATTTTTAGAACATTAGGGAACGTAGTACCAAATGCTCCGCTCACATAAGCAACAACATCATTACCATCACAAATTAAATATTGCGCATACACTGTTGTTGGTTGAGGAGGAGGTGATGGAATTGGTGCCGTAGGCGCAGGCTGAAATCCTCCACAACTAGACTGTATAGCAATAAAAGTTACCTGCGAATCATAAAAGTTTGCGTTTGCATTAGTAATAACCCAATATTTAGTTCCATCAAACCCTGGATTTCCTCCCGATGCAATACCCAGTAAAGTTAATGCTAATCCATTAGCTAATGTAGGCGCAGTTAAATTTGTTACTCTTACATTATATGTAGGAGCCCCTTGATAACATTCTTGAATTTCTATATCTTGAAAAGTATTTGGACTTGGCTGTGGACTTGGTGCAACAGGAGCAGGAACAGGAGGACATCCTGTGTTTGTACCTACTGGCTGTATATTTTGACATCCCAAACCTTGGTCAGATGTTTGCCCCACGTCTCCACTGTATCTATAAAAAACAGGATTACTTCCTGAACTTCCATCCACAAACCTTTGATTAGCTGCTGGCTGACTTGGACTTTGATAATAACAATCTTGAGGCGAACTGCCACTACTGTCTGGACAACCAATTAATCTATAAAACAGCTGTGGCTGTGGTGTTGGTACAGGCGTTGGCGTAGGCGTAGGTGATGGCGTTGGCGTAGGCGTAGGTGATGGCGTTGGCACTGGTGGTATACCTTGACAATCAGAACAGTTTGAATAAGTCAAAGTAGGTATATCAACACTACTTGTTGAACCTGTAGTTGACGCACTTCCATAACATATATTGTTAAATTTTACCACTGTAGGTATTATCAATCCTTGTCCATCAACAAACCTAAATATTTGTTTTGCAGTAGAATCATCACACTGAGAGTATTCCCTGTAAGTAAATGTAGATGTTGGCACTGGAGTTGGAACAGGAACTGTTGCTTGACACGCAGGACAATCTGCAAAAGTTAGTAATGTAGTTATATCAGTGTTAGAAACCGAAGAAGTTGATTGATGATTCTCATAACAATCTCCATTAAATTTTATAAAGTCTGGGAACGTATATCCAAAGCTTCCTTTAGCAATCATAATAATGCTTGCATCATTACACTGCTGATATTGTTTATACTCTACGGTTGGCGTAGGCGTAGGTGTAGGAGGATTAGGTGTTGGCGGTGTAGGAGGATTAGCATTTCTGTAATCATACACTATATACAAGTTATTCCCAGTAGTTGGAACTGTAAAAGCTCCAGAATATAAAGTTGGTGCTTGTGAAGTGTTTAATGGTATGGAGTCTATTAAGCCTAATAAAGTAGTTATATCTGTAATATTATTAGCATACGTTGTGTCTGTTCTTAAATAACCAAATCCATTTGCGGTAGAATTAAATACAAAATCATCAAAGTTTATTTTATTAGCAGCTACAGTCATTACAGAGCCGTTTGTAGGTAATAAACCAACTCCTTGATTTCCACTTACAATGTTATACTGTGATATAACAAAGTTTCCTGTTCCACTTCCAAAAGGAACTAAATTAGATTGTGTTGCTGAAGATAAACTTCCGTCAGACCATGACGCTTCATTGTGAATAAACTCGCCTGCATTTATTGCGTCAGTTACACAAATGCTATAAAGATTTAATAAATTACCACTCGGACATCCAACCGTTATTTCAATAGTATCATCTACTGTTGCTGTAGAAGTAACTTCTATTATTACTTGATTAACTGTTGTACTGTTTTTGTCAAATGTAAAACTTCCACTAGTATATATTACTCCTGTCGTTGTTGTTACTCCATCATAAATAGCAGTAATAGTATATCCAATAGGACTAGTTGCACCTTCAGTTCCAATTTTATCACCCCCTTCAGTTATTATATCTTGTGATGTAAGCTCAGTTATTATGTCTTGACTACCTTCATCTGGTATTACATAAGATACCAACACATCGCCTATTTGCTCTTCTAAATCAACACAGTAAATAAATTCATTATTAGCGGGAACAATAATATCTCTTGTAACTCCACACGCAGTACATTTAGCAACCTCTGGTTTTAATATTGTGTTAGAGGTTAAAACATACTCATTCATGTAAGGGTCATATCCCCCAAGTTTTTGAGTAGTAAACGCTGCTGTAAATAAATCTCTAAACCAGCTTCTCATCCCAGCCTCAGATATTACTTTTAATTGTTCGTTTGCAGCAGAACTTCCAATTAAGTTTATAACCGCACTTCTTTTAGCATCAGTAAAATATTTGTGCTCTCCCCACACTGCAAAACTTTCGGGATTATTACTTATACCGTAATCTTCGATACGAGCAATTTGTTTTCCTAATACTTCAGGAACAGATAGTAACTGCCCGTTACCACTTGCGTCACTTAATAAATCTTTTCCAGCTAGCACATAAGAAATCTTATCTTCTTGTAAAACTAATATATCATCTCGCCTTGCATATAATATTTCAACATCACCAAATGTTTCCTCTAGTGGTTTAAAGTTTGCTAACCCTAGATTAAACTCGTTTAATTTGTTAACATTACTTTCATCATTAAACACACCACTGTAAGTTAAATCAGCAAATCTATGAGCTTTTTGAAAGGTTGTATTAGATGTAGTAAAAGTTCGGTTTCCTAAATTAAACTGACCTCCAAAAGATTCATCTAATATTTTATAACTTTCAACTCCATTTCCAAATGCAAAACAATTAGAGAAATCCGTAAGTACTACTCCAGCTACTTGTGCACTTATGTCTTGATTTTGCACATTCCCTAAATGATTTCCTACACTATCTATCTCAAATGTTTGAGCACTTTCATACCACAAATCAGGCAATGCTTCTTTTGGTTCTGTTTCAAATACAACAACAGAATCTCTTCTATATATAGTAAAATCTACCCTTACCTGAGAATCTCCCTTAGAACTTCTTGCAGCACAACCTGTAGTTCCTGAAACAAGTAAATAAAAACTACCAGGTGATGTACTAGTATCTTGGTAAAGTCTATAGTAGTTAACATTGTTTGGGTCTGTTGCAGTTGAACCAAACACAGTTATGATATCGCTAGACATATTTGACCCTTTGTTTGCTTGCGAAGGCAAGCCAGCACCTGAGTCTGCTGCAGTTATAAATTCATTAGAAATATTGTCTGGGACTACTGTTGCGTTATTTTGTATTATTGTCTGTAAATCTTCACCGTCAAAAAACTCTTGGACACCAGCGTAAGTATCACTACAAATTATAGTTTGTTCTAATATACTAGTTCTTGGTTCACATTGGTTTCCTGTTCCGGGTCTTTCTTGCTCTATTCTCATAACCACCCTTGTTCCTATTGGAAAAGTGTAGTTTGAAGTAAAAGCACCAGCAGCATTTCTTAAGAAAAAAGGATAAGCAAGAATAGGATATCTTCTAGCTGCTTGAGCTGTAACTGGCTCAACTTTTTCATCTACCACATCATCATCGTCCATAACCGCTTGAAATGCAATATTGTTCATCTTCATGTATACTCCGGCAGGAATAACAGTTATACCGGTGACTGTTATAAAATCTTTTGGTTGATTAACTACTTCTAAAACCGTTGCCTCAGTACATTGATTTAAAGGGCCAGCTATATCTCTTTTAACTATTAATCTATCTCCATCTTTTACTTTTCCTATATTGTCACCTTCCAATAAAAAATAAACATTATTACTATTATCATCTTCATAAAATATACTTGTATATATTGTATCGTAAGTATCTCTGTCTGCTTTAATACAAAACTTATATCTTGTTGCAAAGCTTGGAGCTCTTTGTGTAATTGGTATATTAATTTGTATTTCATTTTTACTTGACGAAGCATTACACCCAACAAATAAAGTGTTGTTTGTGCTTACAAGAGCCGTGGAAGCTCTATTAAAAGAATCCATATATATAATTCCTACCTCATAACCTCTATTACTATGAAGACTGCTGGTGTTAGAAACTTCAGCAAGAGTTGCAGAGAAATTAGTAATTTTATAATACTCTACTAAAGTATTTGTTCCAACTCCTGTTTCTTCATACTCAGCTGCTAATATTTGTAATTGTAATGTTGCTGGCAAAATAACAGAAGCTGCGATTCCTTCACCAGCTGAAGGCAAAGCAGGCGTTGAGCTTGTTCTACCACTTCGATTAACATCATATTGCGTTGCTGCATTTGTTCCTAACTGACCTTCAAGTGAAGAATTAAATACATCTGTAAAAGTAGTTCCCGCTCCATTTTGAGCATTTGCTAGAGTTTGTATACCTGAAGTTAGTAAACCAAATTTTGCTATAAAATCATTTTGACTTATTAAATCATTTATAGGCGTTTGACTTTGAGTCAAATCTTTAATAAGAACATAAGAAAACTGTATAGTTCTAGTTCCCGTCGTTTGGTCAGGATTTAAAGAGCCTGAACTAAATGAATTGTGTTCGTATGTTATCGAAAAACTTATTGTAGCTCCAACAATTAATTTATCGGTGTTACCGTCAAAGTTAATTCTTAAAGCGCTATTAGGAATAGTATTTGCGCCTCCTAAGGTATATCCAGAACTTGCTGTTTCTGCCGTTAAGTTAACTTCTCCCACTTCAGATTGAACTAAAGATGTAGTGTATTCTAAAGCTAATGGTTCATTAAAAGTATCTTTTAAATTATAACCCTCAACATAGTTACCAAATACTAATCTGTTAGCCATTAAGGTTTGAGCTTTAGCTAAAGTAGGGACGTTATCAAAAGTTCTAAGTATTTCAGATTCTGGTAAAACAGAAAATATTTTACTATTATCAAATTCAAAAGTATAATTTGTGTTATCTGAAAATCCTTTTTCTTTTTTTATTATTCTTTCAATAACTCTAATCGTAGAGTCATTGGCTAGCTTATATAATATGTCCACTCCTTTAACTAGCTGACTACCTGAATTAAAAGTTACAATAACAGCATTAAATCTATTAGTCATTCCATCATTAGCAAAACTCTGTGCACTAAAATCAAAAGCTTTAGGTTGAAATGCTGGCTCACTAAACTGAGAAGTTGCAGAATATTCTGCATTGCTATACCTATATCTATAACCAAAACAAATAAAATTATCAGTTAGAAAAGTATCATTGACAGAAGATTGTATCAACTGTAAAGTTGGAGCTTGAAAAGGTGGTTGTTTAACCACTTGAATTTCTCTTTCATCAAATTGGTCTATTTGATTTCCAATATTATTAGCTGCTGGATTTTCGTAATTAGTATCTATATTTAATACTCGCGGAGGATTTGTGTTATCTGTAAAGAATAATAAATTATCTATTTTATTAATACCTGTTATTAAAAATTCAGGATTAAAATTCAGTGTTGTGTTTATGCCGCCTCCATTATCAATGCTATATAAATGATATAATATACCTCCAGTCTGAACATTATAAGAAACAATAATGTCTAATTTTCCAGTTGCTCCTAAAGTAAAAGCGGGGTCGTGAACAAACCAATATAGAGTTTCATTTGCTCCATCTTCAAAAACCCCAATACACCTAGCAGAATCACTAAGCTTAGTACCATTATAAAATTGTATGTCTGTAAGAAGCGTGTTTCCTTTTGAGTTTTCTACTGAACCAATCTCTGATTGTTCGGTAGAACCAAGTCTAACATTCACAGCATTTGTATACTCACCATTAGGTAATAGCCTTAATTCAAGGCTTTTATTCATTCGGCCAGCTATAAAATTTCTTTGAATGTTTGCCATCTTACTTTATCCACTTGTTTTCACCCCTCATATTCATAAGTAATCTACTTGGATGAATGTTACTTAATCTAATTTTTGCATTTCTTAACAAGGACTGTTTGTCTTTTCTTGCCCTGTTTACAATATATTCTTGTACACCAAATTTATTATTTAATAATGAATATCTTATATATGCGTAAATATAATCTTCAAATAATTTATTCACACTAATTTGTGAATCGTTTCCATTTTCCATACCATCTGAGATATATTGTAAAACACATTGTCTGTTAGCCATGGTTGAATCAAAATTAATAACACCAGCTTTTTTGTCGATAGTAAACGTAGGGTTAATGTTAGCTGTTTCAGTATTTAAACCATATCTAGCTCCGATACGAGAATTGTAAATATCATCTTCACAATCGACACAGTTCCCATTAACATCCGCTTCATTGTTTTGATTTAAATAAATGCTGTTTAATGCTCCGCTTTTCCTGGTTTTATCTAATTCTGATTCTTCAATGTTAGCATTATTACTTGCATCATAAGTAAAAGTGGATGATGCAGTTTGGATATAAGAAACGGCAGATTGCACTTGTATATTTTCCGTAAGCTCTCTTAGGGTATTCCCGTGAAACAAATAAAGTTTTACCCAATTAACAAAATCAGAAGGAAGTACAAATCGTAAATCATCATAGACTGTTAATTCCAAAGATTTAATTTCTTTAAACGCGTCGTAGTTTAATTCTTGTATACCTCTTTTTGCATGAAATAATATTTTAAATCTATTAACGTTATTTACTAATTCATGATTTCCCGCATACATCAACTGAAAATTTTTAACTACATCTATTAAGCTTACAAATTGATATGACCCCCAATTAGAATCTGTTGGGTTAACACCATCATTAGTATAATATTTTTTTTGATTTATATATGCCATAATTATTTTTGATTATCTAGTTGTTGTTCATCTGTTAAACCATATTGCACAACTTCTTGCTCTCTTATTGAAATACCTGCATATTGTAATATTTTGGCAACTAAATCATTTGAATCATCTATAGGTAATTCAAAGTCTTGATAGTCTGCTGCTGTCTGGTCAAATAAAGGTTCTCCGTTATAAAGAGTAACATAAGTCCATTTAGGGTCTTTAGGGTATCTTATGTATTGTGCCTGAACATCTTGACCGCTATTAATTGTTGTAGGAAAAACAGTAATAGATTCACCTTCTTGTGTGTAGGCTGGAAACGTAGTATTAGGAGATGTTAGTAAAGAACTATTTAATAATGTTATTTTATTATGAGATACTTTTTCCGCTTCTCCTAATAAATTACCAGCAGAATAACATAAAACTTTATTAAGTAAATAATAGTCAGAGCCTGTGGTATTTGTAGATGGTAAAAAATATATACTAGTATTTAAGGTTTTTTGAGTTAAATATTCAGTTACCGAAAAAGAATCAATTACCTCTTCATAACCTAATTTAATATTAGCATATCCTGTCCCTGACATCCTTGCATTTTCCTCGTTAATTTGCTGATTGTAATTATAAAAATACTCATCAAATAAATCTAACTGAGCCTGCTTTGCAAACAAATTAAAGTCACTAGGAGATATATATCCATAGTTGTTCTTATTAATAATTGCAAGAACTGTGTTTCTTACTGAATTAATCATTTGAAAATCTTTTTACAAAGATACATAAAATAAAAAAGCACCCTAAAATTGGGTGCTTTCATGTCGATAGAAAAGGAATTATTATATTGTTCCTAGAGCTATGCTCGTAAAGACTAAGCCTGGTGACTTTGAAACTGGTACTGCAGCGTTAGTCCAAGATGTTTCTGCTGCCGTTACTAGTGCAGCATTTACGTTTGCACTGAATCCAGATGTTAAACCTGTTCCAGTAACCGTTAATTTGTGAGTTCCATTAGTAAGAAAAATTTCACCCGCAGTTGAACTTGCTGTTTCTACGTATAAAACTGAATCTGTATTAATGTGAACATTACCGTCACTTGCTGTATCTAAAGTTATATATTTTGCCATGTTTTAAAATTTTATGGGTTAAACAAAGCACTAAGTTACGAATTTTTTGCTAACTCTTTTAGATGCTTATATGACTCTAAGCCATCATCGCTTTCAAAATAACTAGCAATAATAAACAATGGGTCTTCCCCGTATGGTATATTACACATTTTCTTTTTATTAGATGCTGTGTTAAACCATACTTCTTTTTTAGAGTTTCTTAATTGAATTAAGTTTTTATCTAAAATGTTTTGTATAGTAG